GTTGTTCATAAGTTGTTGCATCATCTTTCTGCCATCAACATTCATTTTACTAGGGTCCGTACCCATTAATTTATTTAACACAGTTCTATCCGCAAGACCTTTGACATCATTATCCTGTACTTGTGTTGATGTTTCTACACCACCCCCTGCATCTTGTGTTTTTGTCACCATTTGAGGTGGTCCCTGTGCTCCATCAGCAGGTCTTTCTATAGACTGAGTATGACCAACATTTGAAGGGGCATATGGTAAGTGCCTAGTATTAACACCGCCTTGTCCGTATCCACCATGTCTACCAGAGTCCATCATTTCAGCTTGTCTCATCCTTTCAGAAGATGGAACATCCTTCATCATTTCCATTGCTTCAGGTGTCATATTACCCTGTCTCTGTTGGTGCATTGCTTGCTGTAAGGGGCTTGTACCAAAATACTGTTGATTACTGCGTTCACCAGCTTGCTTCCACTTACTGACAGCATCACCACCAAAATCAGTTGCACGTTGTTTTAACTGTGCCATTCTTTCTCTAAAACCAGCCATTATTCATCCTCCAAGCTCAAAAGCTCTTCATTCATTTCACGTTGTTTATTATCGGCTAATGGTTGAATTCTTTCTTTGTCCATCTTAAGCTCATCTGCAAGGCGTGTACTATATAGTTTCTGTGCCATTTCAACCTTGGCTTCAGCTTTAGCCAGTTTCTTTTCAAACTCCTTGACTTCAACTCTCTTGCGGTCATGTAATGATTCACGCTGTGCAGTTTGCAAGTCACCTTTGAGTTTCTTAATTTCTTCCTGCTGAGACTGTACTTGACCCTGTAACTGTTTCATTTGTCCAGCACGCTCAAGCACCCCTTCCATGTCAGCTACATCAGTCTGTTTTAAGACTTCTACTTGGTCAATAAGACCAGCTTGGTGTAACTGCATATAATATTCAAATCTTGCCCACCTGTTTGATGGTAACGTAGAACCTGATGTTACAATGACATCATACTTACCAATGGTGATGTCATTTATCTTGCCCATGTAGTTGCCGAAGTCATCATAGATGGGAGAGTTTAGAGTAACTTCTTTTGGCATATTATTAGGTTGCATTAGACGCATAACCTTCTCATCCTGATATGTGTACTGAATAAGCCCTACCACCACTCTTGCGAGTTGATTCAAACCTTCTTCAATATCATCACGTTTGGATTTAATCCGTCTTTGTCCATATTCATCCATAGCCACAGTTCCCTTAAAGGTCTGTGGAGCAGACTGTCCATCTCCTTGCATAAGTGCATATATGCCGAGTATGCGTTCTATATCTGCCCTTGCGTCTGCTTCGTTCTTATACAATTCGTTTGGCAGAGGCACAGGACCAGCCACTACGGGAGTACCTAACTCAGGGTCAAACTCAATAACTGCTGTACCTGCTTTACCCCAGTCTTCTTCTAGCTGTTTCTTATTAATAGCTCCACGTGGTATAAGGAGCTTTGTATTAGTTGAAGTGGACGCATGGGCAATAATAAGAGAACGTATTTTATTTATATACTCTTGAAGTCCCTTAACAAGCCTAACATCACTCATAGGATAGGGATTTCTATTCCAGCCGTTCATTATAGGAACAACTGGATACTCTTCTATGGGCAATACAACAGCAAATAACTCTTTGTCTCCAATAGAAACAAACTGATGTATTTGACATATCTCTATATCATTGACCAAAATTTTCTCAGCTTCAACTAAATGACCCTTTGTTATAACATCTATTGTGGTTGTGCTATTAGGTATAGCCCCAAGATGTTCTTTGCCTGCCATAGGCACAGGTTGTCCAGTTTGTGGGTCCATCATCATATGGAACTCATCACCCATTTCTTCATGTACCTTTAAATAATCAGCTACAGATTTAGGGTCTGTGAGAATCTGTTCTCCATCTGGTGATAAAAGTAAGATTGCAGGTTCTTGTTTATATTCTTCAAACTCATCAGATGCTAATACCTTCTGGTCATCTGTGAATGGGTCGTAAATCTTGTGGTATGGCATAAATACTTTGCTATACCTTTCCATTAACTCCAGCTCTCTTTCACCAGTAATGCTCTTACCAGTCATGTTTCTTTTTAAAGTAACTTGCTGGGACTCGTTTCCATATCTGGATTCAGATGGAGAATTGATATAACTAGTTTCCTGACAATCTTTAATTTGTTCTTCATATTCAGGATAAGCCTTAACTAGAGCATCTTCTGAAACTATCTTAGCTATAATGATATTACTAGCATCACGACAGAATGCGTCTTTAGATGCAGGGTCTATGAAGACTTCTAACGGGTCTATAGATTTAATCTTTACTTCACCAGCACCGAAGTCTGCATCAGGGTCTACATAACCCATAAGCACACCCATGCCTTTTACGTAATAATCATCTATAGCTTGTTTTAATTCTACATTGCCAATAGATGTATCCCAGATATACGCCATAATATCACTAAACATGCGACCTACCTTATTGTCACTTGTTTCACGTCCCGTAGACTGGAATTTTGGTTTATTGGATGTGAGCATGGCTTTTGCCTGCTCAACTGCGGAATAGATAATGTTCACAACAATAGGTTGCTGTGAACGATTCTTTAAGGCTGTAGCTTCTTCATCAGTCCATTGTTTTCCATTACGGAACTCATTGTCCTCTATAGCCTGTTTAGCCCAACTTTCTCTAGCAGATGAATACTCGCTAAGTAAATCATGGGTGAGTTGGACACCCGTGCTTTTTTCGTGCATAAACCTTATAGGTTATCTTATAAAATAAAGTATACTTTAAGATGCGGTGCTACCGCATTGTTGACTTATACGTTAAAAGGTTGGAAAAGTTCCATCTAGGCTACTTTCCAACTAGTACTATTTTCTACATATCTCTGTTTATTATTATTAGGGTCTGTTTCTTCTGTATGGTGTGGTCTATAACACTTCTTCATAGCATAGAACATACCATCTAATAAATCATCGTGCTTACCACGTGGATACAGGAGTAATTCGTCTTTTAATTCCAGCATATCCTTTTTCATATACATCTTACCTTGTGCGAAGTAAGGCTCCATTGTTTCTAATCTAGAAGACTTAGATGTTCTTGGAGATTCTTTTATCTCTAAGCCAGATATGAATATCTTTTCTTCATCGCATCTTGTTCTTAGATATTCTCTAAGCATCTCCTGATAGCCGACAGATTCAATACGTACCTTTGATGGCTTATACATCTTGAACCATTGTATAATACTCTCAGCTAATTTCATGGGCGTAGCACGTTTGCGGTAATAAGGTAGTATATACCTGTTATTATCTTTATCTACTGCTATTGGCATTATCACCGAATAGTCAGCCGTTTTGCGTATTGAGGATGCAGGGTCTACGCCCATAAAAATATTGACTGGTATCTTCTTCTCGCCATCTATGAGAAAATGGTTACCATCGTCATTAATGCTATAATCATAATTATGATACTTTAAATACTTTTCGCTAAAGAGCTGGTCTTCATCACCCACTATCTGGCATAGATATTCTCTATAAAACACAGATACACGTGCAATAGACTCTAGCTCTTTCTTCTTCTGTTCTAATTTCTCTATAGGTTGCCACTCTTCCCAGAGAGCCTTACCATTATCCATATCTGGGCTGAAATGCATATTGGTCCAACCATCCATTTCTTTTAATACTTCAACAAGACATCTCTGGTGCTGTGGTGTACCAATAACTGCTATCTTTCCACGTATTGGGTCTAGTGAAGGAATGGCTGACTGTAGTAGCCATCTTAAGTTTTGTTCCATTGCTTCAGCGGTTTTGGTGTTATTCTCATCTTCTGGGTCATCTACCACAATGAGTGTGGGTCTTTGACTGCCCACCTTGATACCACGTAACTGCTGTCCCGTACCTTTGCAAATAATCATAGTGCCGTCTTTTAACTCTACTTCAGCTTTAGCCCATTGTTTTGCAGAGTGTTGCCCCCAGTATCCATAAATAGCCCTTAACTGCTGACTATAATCAAGCATATCCTTGATAGTACCCAGCAGTTTAATGGCATGGTCCTGTGTTCTAGACACCAGAACCACTAACTTCTTCCCCTCATGGTTGAGTATATGGTATAACGGGTAGATTCCCCCAACTATAGATGATTTTGCATGACCACGAGGGGCTATGATGTTCACCTGTTTATTGTCATCATTCATAAGAACATCAGCTATCTTATAATGGAAATCGGGGGATGGTACAGAGAACATATTTGAACTGATGATGCGTCCAAATAATATCATATTATCTTTCAGTTTACTTTTTAGTAATTTATTATCTTGTGCAGTCATCGCAGATACCGCTTATATTTGAAGTAGGTGCGTCACATTCGTGACAATGAAAAGGAATAGGCATTACTTAATCTTATATTTTGTTAGTATATCGCTCTTTTGCTGGTCTGTATTTGCATCTCTCCAGTCAATTATGAAGTCATCAATCATTTTACCACCCCTATACCCTTCTTCTGGTGGATATATATTATCTTCATTACCACGAAAGACTGCCTGAACCAGTCGTAACTGTTGCAGGTAATTCTTTGCTGTAACATACTGACGCTCTGCATTCACTACAGTTGTAGCAAAATCCTGAAACTTCACAGCTACATCATCTATGTATACAATCCTGTCTTTAGGGTGTTTTCTACCCTGCTTAAAAGTTATAGTCATCTTCTTTTTTTAGGCTTCTTAGGACACTTCGTTATATTGTATAATTTTGTACTGTTCAAATCGCCCGTTTTTAGACCGCAATGAAGCACATCCTTACTGTACCCAGCATATGGGCAGATTCTCTCGATTAAGGGGCAATATTGGAACAACTAGGGCAATGCTGGTAGTACGACTGAATCAAAGTAACAACACTTTGTATCCGCAACACATGGTTTACCATATAATTTGCTATCTATTTTTAATGATAGCGTTCCATGTTCTGTTTTCATCATACAGCCTATACATCCGTCTGCTGTGTAGTTCGCACAGTTTTTTCTAGCTATGATAATGTTATTCTTCACTTTCTTCGTAGAAGTCATATAGCATCCCCTCTATTTCCATTTCTTTTAAACAGTCCAGAGCCATTTGTGATGTCTGTGCACCGTCTAGGTCTGCCATAACAGCTATGACATGCAATGCTCGGACTGCTATTTCTATTTGAGCAACCATTTGCTCAATCTTCTGGCTCATCATGTAATCATCATGACTCAGTAGGCTCATCTTTCTCCTCCTTCCGTTGTAGAACCAGTTTCTTTTCTTCTTCTTGGGTTATCTGGTCCAGTATCTTTTTAGTATCTATCATTTCAACTGTATCTGTGGTAATCAACTTATTAGGTTTCATCTCCAGTAGGTCCATAATATGGTCATTAGCCTTCAGGAAGTTTCCTACATCGCCCTTGTGCTCAGCCATATCTAGTGCCTTTACAATGTTATCAACTGCAAACTCTTTGTTGATAGCTTTATCAGATAAGATTTCTTTTACTTTCTTTTCTACTTCCATTTTAACTCTCTTATTTTTTAAAAATCTTCTTACTGTTGCTTCGGGTATCTTGCTATCGGGTCGATAGACATTTCCAAGCGTTGTAAAGTCAACTGCACCATTCAGCATCATAGTTGCGTAGGTATTGATGGTATTAGTACCCCTAGTAGACTTCACTTCATACTCATCCCATGTTTTAGCAGGGTTTGCCTTACTATAGGTCTTATATGAGTGATTCAGTTTAAAATTTATTTTTGCAGATGGACTACACCAGCCTACGCCACCAGATAACTTCACAAAGGTTTTGATATTGCCATTCTTGTCTGTATAGTCACTCCTAGACAGGCATTCCATAACATAATCATCGTCAGTTATGGCATAATCCCCTTTGGTGGCATCTCTCCAGTCACAGTAGCCCATACTATGGTCACTATCTGCTTCTGCCTTAGTGTATACAGTAAACTTCTGTTTCTTACGCTGATATAATCTTTCGATTACTACCAAATTGTGACTCCAATCAATATTTCCCTACTTGTATACCAAGTACTTGTTATCTTTTACATGTAAAAGACTTCTTTTACATGTAGATAGTACACTTTAGTGTACTCAAGTACTTGTATTCTAATCCGTACTCTTAGAATCTATCTCCTTGCCAGCGTGCATTGCAATAGAACGCTGGATTATCTCATATTCAGCTTCGAGTACGTCAATATCATCTTCATGTACAGCTTGAAAAGCTTTTAATTCATCTTCAGTCACTTCTATTGACTCCCACTTGCCAGTAGCAGGGTCGAATACTTCCATCTTTTGTTTTTTATTATCAAGCATAACTTTAATTTACAGCTTTATCTTTTAATATACAACAACTTAAATGGATGAAAGTTCCATAACTCTTGTAAAAGTAGTTCTAGAATGGGAGTGCGAGGTTTAGCTGTATACTACCCCCCCATGTTTAAGGTATGGTGGGTCTAGTTTACGTTGAGTTGAACATTGAAGTTCAATTACATTGAACGTCCCACCCGATACCCCTCGACACGTACCCAAATGCTACGCATTCCCCGTGTCAGGATGGGGTATAACAGCTACATCCACATACCTATCCACACACACACATGTCTGTATCTCTTTATATATGAATCCTTACACCTACGTAAGGCACTAACCTAGGAGTATTCCATGTTACTAAACATCTTATTCACATTAGCCATTATTTGGTTGACATTTGCTATCGCATCTATTCTTGTCGGCATGTACTACACGTACACAGTTGTATTGCCTTATCTTATCAATTGGGATAATGATACTGAATCATCAGAAAAGCCTGAGCTCAGCAATGGTGACTACCCATTCTAATCCATTCACATTCACAGAGAGCTGGACAGTTACATGTCTGGCTCTCTTTTTCTCTGTTACTATTAACAATTAAACCTAAAGGTAATAACATGGGTAAATTCATGAGAACACTTGGTAGAATATCATCAACTACTATAACCAAAGCCAAGAAAGTTAAACCTTCTATCAAATCTACTGTGCGTCAAGCAATTAAAGATTATAAGGTTGGTTTCAACTCCGTTAAGCATTCTGGTTAGTTGATGCAAGAGAGTCAGGCTTCGGCTTGGCTCTCTTTTTATTTGTTATTAACAACTAAAAGGAACAATGTTATGAATGAAATAGGTGTATTTACAGACCATGGTTACATGGATGATAAAGACCAAGAGATTAAATGGTTAGAACAATCTTATGCAACTGCTCAAGCCAAAATTGCTAGACTTGAAAAGTCATTAGTTATTAAAACTGATGAAATTGAAGTGCTCAGGGGTTCAAATGATAATGCTAATAGCATTATAGGGGCTTTGCGTGATGAACTATCTGGAACATTTCATCGGTTAGGCGAGATTGAAAATCATTGGTTGTATAAACTTCATAAAGGTATTACTAATCTTCATAAACTTAGATTACACATCAAAGAATAGAGATTAGATTTCACATTAGAGAGTCAGGTACTTAGTGCTTGGCTCTCTTTTTTTGTATTGTACAACTAATAAACAGGAGTATATATGATGTTAACATATGAAGAATGGTATGAATTAAATGAAAGTGAATTACATTGTAGATTTGCTGAAACTGGTGCAGATAGAGAAATGGATTTTAATATAGAAGATGAAATATGTAAATTATATGAACAGTATGTACGTACTTTTGGTATGGAAGGTAGTGATGTATATTGTTTAGGGAATGGTTATATAGTACATCCACCTAAATAATAATATAGAGAGTCAGGTATATTTATGCTTGGCTCTCTTTTTTTATA